TTCTGCAACTGTTGTTGCCGCTGCTAGCGCTTTATCAAAGATAGCGGCCGCATATTCATCATCCTTAAATGGGTTCTCTATTTTCTGATACTGTTGCTCAGACTGGATTTTTTCAGGTTTTCCTGAAGTTTGGTCATCTCCTGAAATCCTGTTGACAATCTGCCTGGCCTCTTTTGGGCCCATCCGTTGCACGAGCGCGGTAAAAAGCTCTTGCGGCGTCATTTGATTCAACTGCTGGTAATGCTGCAGTGAAGTGACCATCTGTTCCGGAGTCATCCCAGACTCTTTCGCCAATTTCCGAATCGGTGCGATTTCCTGGGTCTTTCGGGTATAGTCCGCCAGCATATTCTTGTAATGAGTTTGCAATTCTGGCGGTAATTTGGAGGGGTCGATATCAGTAAAAGACTCCCCGCCCCCCTGGGGTTGGTCTCCTTCCTCTTCCGTTGGGGTGGTTCCTTCTTCCGGCGGAGTGCTGTCTAAATCCTCCGTCCCTGGTTCATCGCCGTCTAAGTCAAGACCGGCGTGAAATTGCAGGTCGAAGATCCACGCCTGCTCCTCAAACATTTTCATCTCTCCTTATTTTTATTGGGGAGTTCCCTGTTAGGCCTGCTCCCCCAAATTCAAGCCGCCCCCTTGAAGGGACGGTCTGGGCTCTATTTGCTGCGAAGACATTGGCTGCATTCCGGCGCCGCCTAGAATCAACTGCTCCTCCATTAGCATCTTGGCTTTTTTCACCAGATGGTCTTTTATGTGGAACAATAGACATTCTCTAAGCGCCGGAGTCTGTTTACACATGCGCTGAAAATTAACGCTTTTCATAAACGACATATGCTCTAACCGGTGCACATCGTGGTTTTCCTCCTCTCTTGCACGTCTGTATGGTACAGGCGGCGGAGGCGGTTCGGTGGATGGCGGTTCCGGCGCAGGGCCGGGGTCGGGAGGGATTACCGCTTCCGGAGGCAACGCCCCTCCTTCTCCTTGAACTAAGTTCTCCACCCTGTACTCCTCAATCGACTTGTCGAATAATTCTTTCATTACCTTCCAGTTCTCATGGCGTTCCGGATAAGTTTCCACTTCAGCCTGCCAGGCTATTACTTGCGCCTGATATTCCTGCTCTATTTGCTGGAGGATATATGGGTCGTCCTCATTAAGCTGTAGCTTCTGGAATTGCTGATTCTCCCATCTTGCCATGTCAATATCTTCTGTGATGTAACGGAAAAATTCATCCGTATCGCCGAATTCAAATAACTCCGCGTATTTTTTCCTAACCAAAGGATCGCGCGGGTCCCCGAGAATCCCTTCCTGGAACCATTTTTCAATCTGCTGCTGTCGCGCTTCGGGACTCATGAGAAACGCCGGAAGGTTCTCCACGGTGACATCATCAGACCGTAATTGTTCCGGACTGATAGTTTCTGAGATGGCTTCATTGTTTCTTCCTAATATTCTGATTGTGCGTTCTTTGACATAATGAACCGCGCATAACCGAATAATTTTAGTTCCCATTTCGACAAACGCCACGGCAAGGGCTAAAAGTAATGGATTTGCATGTGTGATATTTGCCTGTTGCAACAATTCCACGTGTTTGCCGGATTTAACGCTCGATTCTGCTCCGCCTCTGGTGACCTCATAATAAGCAGATATATCATTCATACGCTGGATTATATTTTGGTATTGCGCTACTAAATCTTGATTGATATTTGGGGGAGGGACATACGTCGGAGGATTCATTGTCCCTGCTTTATACTCAAGAAGCGGGATGTCTGGGCCTTGACCGGTTATGGAGACGTTTTTCCAGTTAACCGTGTCTTTCTGCGCCAACATATACCCGCGTGTATTTTTCTTCCCATCCACTATCTGCCTCAACAGCTTATTAAGCTGTATTTGTAAATCTGCTAAGTAGTCAAAAAGCGACTTTGCAAAGAAATCCCCTGCATTTTCGATATATCGAACCCATATGAAGGGATGCCATTCATCGTGATATTTTTCTGTAAGAGGTTTGTTGTATTCATTATCTTCTAGAACATGGTCTTGACAAGTAATAATGTGTCGCCCGTGCGGCCGGTCCGTGTTAGGTTTGAAATAAAGTTCATACACTAGGGCATGGTCTTCCAGTTTACCGTTCCCAGCGGTAGTGCTTCCGTCGGCGGTTACCGCCCCTAAAACCGATAAGTCCTCCAAGTTTTCTTCTGGCGCTATCTCAACTCCCCATTTTTCCTTTATCTCATCAATATGCAGTGCGAATTTTCTACCTATCCACGGCAATTCGTTTACTTCAACATCTCCGGTCCCTCTTGGGACCAGCATGGATTGAGGAGGGATAATATTTATAACAATATCTCCATCTCTAAGCGGGTTGCCCTCATCGTCTTTCATTGGTTCTCCGCTTTCCTCATATCCAACATAATCCAGGGCATCTTTATCCCAGTAGACGCTGAGTATTGCATTTCCGCATGGCCTCAACCACTGCGTTATTTTTTTCCGCAACCGGTTTTCTGGGTTATGAATATCATCGTAATATCTGAGTAAACAGGTACTTGCTTTAGCCGCGTCTTTATCCTCGTCATCGGAGGACACTGCCCGGACGACGAGCCGCAGCGGGTTCATCAATGCCCGCGCCATAATCCCATTGCTAATTGTTACCATATGCGGATCAGAAGGGCATATCGGGTCTGCCGCCAATCTTTTACCTAAATCCGGAATAAGAACCCCTTTTTGCAAGGAAATAACCTGCTTGGATATTTTATCTTTATAAACGGCGGCATTCCCTCGTAAGAGTTCCGCCAGGTATTTCCATTGTTGAATTAAGTCCTCGATTTGGCCTTGTTTTTTGCATTCATTAACAAGGTCTATAGCCTTTTTTTCTTCCCTTTTCTTTTCTTTTGCCACTACGACCGCCTCCCTTTATTTTGGGCAATAAAAAAAGCCCCAGAACACACCGCAAAGGGTGCAATTCTGGGGCTCTGGACCTCTTGGGTCTCCGGCTCTCTAATTATTAACTTTGCTAAGATTAATAATTACCTCCACCACAACAATCGCATATTGCTTTGAATAGATAGTCTTTTATCTTTTGTTCTTGCGGTAATTGGTTGTATGGAACCAGGCATGGATGAGTTTTCTTTTCTGCGTCCTTGGTTTCGCCATATTTCCAACCATTGGAAATCTTTTCTTCCATCCAGTTTTCATGAGACTGTTCTGGAGTTAACTTGCTTTCCAGGTGTTTTATTACTCCGTTTTTTGCGCTATCCTTCTGCCATTTCGGAGCTTCATCCCAGGGAGGTTGGTTTTTCTCTCCGATACCAAGACAATATGCCCGGTTTACCTCATGGCATAATTTAGCGACAAAGCCAATATCAATATTCATTTTTTGCCTCCTTTCTTAATATTAATTTGCCGGTAACACCTCCGGCAACGAATTCTGACATTTCCGTCGGTGGAGAGGACTACTTCTTTTTTGCGCCTAACGTGGAACTCTCCGTTGAGCTTTATCCCGAGCAATGCGCCGCACTTACATCTTACTTCTTCCGGCTGCGTTTCGGTAGTTTTTTGCTCTTTGTTTTCCGGTCCCATTCCCTCACCTTCTTCTTTCCGCCAAGGGCTCGTGTCCCATCGGCGGTATGTCCCCACCTTCGCTGTGCTTCAGATTTCCACGGCATTTATTCCAACTCCACTTCTACCCCGTCGCCAAGATTAACTTTCTCAGGCGCCGGTTTCTCCGGTACAAACGGCGGTCGGAGGGATGCAGTCCTTTCGGCGCTGCCGGTCTGAATACGGTCCAGAAGTTCCCGTCGTTCTTCTGATGTTTTTTGTTGGATATCGGCGAGTATGGATAAATAGGATCTCATCCATCTATTGGAAAACATGAATTTCTCAACTAAAATAGACAAAGCTAATAGAACAAGGGCTACAGTCAGAAGCATATCCATTAAAATCCGGCCTCCTCGTCAATATCGGCAGGCTGGGCTTTGATTTTGTCTTTTTTAGGCGGTTCCGGTTTGGCGGGAGCTTTATTCTCGTCAGGAAGAGAAAGTAATTGCTCTAACACATTTAACCTCCCGTTAAGCCTTTCAAACATTTCTTTCTGCTGGTGGTTAAATTCAAGCATCGCCCCGATTATCAGTTTTTCCCATTTTACAACCTCTGGGATTTTATGACCTCGTGAACGCGCAATCGACTTTTTTAGAAAATCATTTGTCACTGTTAGTTACCTCCTTTTACATATCGATCAATTCATCCGGGTCCACTTCATGCTCTATTTCATCTTCCACCCACTCTCTGTAAAGTTTATACTCAGGACTATCTTTGCCCCATTCTTCGGCAAGTTCATCTATTTTAGATTTTTTTATAACAGCCGGTTCCGGACGAGACATAACTATATAGCGGTCGCAGTCTTGACAATGGTGTTCTGTTTTTTTAGAAATATCCTCCGGGTTCGTCTCGCTTTCTTCGCAGGCCGGGTAAGTGGCTATAGTATTCTTGCAATCGCGGGTAAAGACAAGTAAGGCGGTCAACCCCTCGCCTGTTTTTGTGGGGATGGGTTTTAACCACTGGTGAAGACGCCTCCACCCGGTTTCCAGTGCCCGACTGGCCTGCTGTAGATAAATTCCGTATTCGGCGAATATCTCCGCCGTGGATTTCCCCGTATCGCGGGACGGAACCCATGCGTTAGTATCGGCGACGATGTAATCAAATACAAACGGCGCCCCGTCCTCGTATGTTGAACGCCGTAATATCTCTGCCGCCTGGTCCGGGTCTATCACCCGGGATGGATAATATTCCCGGAAACAAACAATTCGTCCGTTCGGACTAATCGCGTACCATTTAAAACACGAGCGCGAAAAACCGGGGTCATAAGCTCCGATAATCTTATATCCGGGGTCATTCGGCGGTTCCCAGTGCTGTAATGGCACGTGAATTTTTTCATCCCATTCCTGGAAAAACGCCTCTTCACCCGCAGTAAATGCGTCTTGCCACTTTTCCGGATATTCCCTTCGCCACGTATTCGGCATATTTCTTTTCGTCTCCTCAAACCATTTTCTGTCACGGCGGGGGTCCGTCCAAACGTTCAGAAATATCGGCTTGAAACTGTTTGTTCCGGTTAAAGCGCTGGTCCATATTTCTTCGAAAAAGGTCCCTTTCTTCCCGGAGCTGAGACCAATAACGCGCCCGCCGTCAGGCCGGTTTATTATCGGGAACGCGCTGTCCCAAATCTCCTCCGCGTACTGCTGGTAAGCCCATTCATCAAGGATAACCAGGTTTGCGGTAAACGACCGTCCTGAGTCCGGAGCGGCAGAAAAGCTCTGGAAGGTTGAAGGCTCTCTTCCTGGGTGCTGTATGGTAACCGTAAGCGCCCCGGCTTCCCATACTGGACCACTCCAGCCCGTCATATCCTCCTTCTTTCCCTTCTGCCTGATAAGCCACTTCGGCAGGTGCCGAAGAATGAACCTCATACGCCGGACAAGTTCCTTCGCGTCCGGGACTTCTTTTTTCGACAGGGCCACAACTGAATACCCTGGCCTAAAAACCAACCCCCAGGAGGCTATGGCAAGCGCGAGCCACGTCAAACCTAATTGTCTCGCCTTTAGCACTATGGAAAGCCGATTTTGAAGGACGGTTCGCAGAGCTTGGACCTGTCCGGGCCATAAACAAAAAGGAACGGCTATTCCGTCATCCGTAATTTCCGCTGTTTCCTCTGTTGCGTCCCTTTCCTCTATTTTTACAAACATGGTAATGAAATCATATATGCTCCGGGAGAGTTTTTTTTTCACCTCGACGATGACGGCC